TTGCGGCTGTCCATGAGTGACCTATAACTGTAAGAGTGTTAATCTGTGCTGTTTCAGTTACGTTCTGTACAAAAGCATCAGTTGCAATAAGAGTTGAGTTATCAGTAGGAGATTGAGTCTTAGCTCGGATAGTAGTTGGTTTGCTGCCTGGACTAATCATGTTACGCTCCAACAAACTTTATCTGTTGCGTTTGACCCTATGACATATACAAGGTTGATGTTACTCGGTGAGATTGTAAGCGAAGAGCCAGCAGTAAGCTCAAATCCGTTAGCTGTGGTTACACTAGAGTTGCCAATGTAAACTGATGCTGTGTTGGTAGAAAGAGCTTGAATTACGATTCCATTAGTCATAGCAATAGATGAAGACGATAGTTGTGTAGCTGTTACTGCTGAAGTTGTTTGACCTATGTTAATTGTGGCTGAGGGAGTTCCACCGCCAGCAGTATTGATAGAACCGTCTGCATTAACCTTTAGTGAATAAAGATTCGTACCATCGGGGCTACCAACTACTTGATTTACAAGCGTAGCAAAGACTGGGTCATAACTTTGATTAAGTATGTCCTGTTCACTGGATTGATATTGTTGACGCTTTACGCCTTTTGAAGGATTTCCTGCCATTATATTGCTGCCGTTGCCTTTATTTCGTCTGCAGTAAGGTTTCCATAGTCCAGAACAGGCGGTAATTTTGCCTCTTCTAAGCGATTTAGAGCCTCTACAGCCGCTTTTATACGTTCAAACGTGTTGTGGGACTTCTCGTTATCACTTTTACCAATTTGACTGAGTATTTCGTCAATGATTTCTTGGTAGGAGCTTTGAGAATCTTCTAGTCCACGTTCTCGTGCTTTGTTTTGTACCCATTCATCAAGCTTATCGATAGCTTCATGCATTTCTGGGTATGCCTTAGAGTCGTAAAAGTTCTCTAAGTTGAAGTTTTTAACCGTAAAGGGTAGACCTTTCACAGATTGGTAAGTAAAAAGTCCAGGTTCTGCTGTTCTTTCTGCTACCGCACTGGTATCTGCAGGAGAATTCTTCCCGCCGATAGCGACAATAGTATTATCTGATTGGTTATTAGCTACCCTAAACGGTTCCATAAACTAGAAGCTGCTTTTAGTTGACTTGTTTTGCAAAGATTTGCCTGGAGATACTGGGTTAGACATCTTAGATGGACCCACTTTTCCTGAAACTCTCTTAGCAAGCATGTCTGCTGGACCAAAGTTTTTGTTCATTGCTGAACCCTTAGGACCATTCATAGTGGTTCGGTTGTCGTGAAGATTGTTAGCTAAGTTAATAGATGTTTTCATTGTAGACATTGCTTTTGAAGCACTGCCTGATACACCTTTAGCGTGAATTTCATGAGGAGCCTTATAACCAGTTTTGAAGCTGCTTGATGAAGCTTTCATTGAGCTAGCCTTAGGAGCTGATACAGCTGGCTTTACACCAACCATAGGAACCTTTACGGATAGTTTTCGACTTGCATCTTGCTTATAAGCACTGCGGTTGATACCACTGTGGCTTTTGTTGCTTCCTATCATGGATTTTGATGGTCGTAGATTTGCCATGTTTGTTTACCTTTCAGTCATAAATGACATTTAGTATTGGTAGCGTACTTCCTGCAAATACTGCATAGCAACCGTTTACAAAGATAGTTCCTTGTGTACCGTCACTACTTAAATCGTAGGAGTTTGCTAGCATTGCTCCACTTGCGGAGCCTGATGCTTGAAAGATGACTGTGCCAGAGCCAGAAGTATTGTCATAAATAGTAACTGAAGCTGTGGCGTCACCTGGTTTTGTGATGTTTATTTTGTAAATGTTACCTGTTCCTGTTTTTACAATTCCAGAAGCAGTTAACGAAGCTGATTTAGCCATTGTTAGTTTCCGTTTCCAACGATAGTACCAGCACCGATTTGGCGTCCATTGTCATTGTAGAGATACTTTTGGTAGCGAACTTGTTCACCAAGTCTTCGGTCTAGGTCTTCTGCAAGTTCTGCTGATACCTTAACTTTACCTTGTAAAGCCACACCATTAGTTACAAGACGAGTATCGCCTAAATCTACTTCTACTAGTTTTTCGTTTCTTAAATCTGCCATATTATCCCTTTCATTTGGTGGGAGGGGGATTACTCCCCCAACCAAGTTGTTAAGCTAACTAAGATTAGTAAGCTGAACCGCTTTCAATACGAACCATGAAGTTGTTGTTCAAGATAACGCTCTTGAATCCAACTTTCCAACCAAGTGTTCGCTTCTGATGTAATGGGTCAGAGATTGAACCTGGACCTTCGATGTAAGTCTGAAGATTTTGTAGGTTTGTTATTGCGTAAGCGTTGCGACCAACTAGATAGCTTGTGTGAACAGTCACAGTTGAGCTAATAGTTGAGATTAAGTTGCTTCGGCGAATTTCAACACCATACCAAGTACCGAGGACTGCACCTTCGTACTGTGGTTGTGGAGCGAATGCTGTTACTGCACGGAATTCAGAGTCAGCGAGGATGTCCATAGCGACTGATGGGTCTACGAATAATACGAAGTTTCCACCGTCAAGAGGACGAGCACCGTTAACTTGAAGAACCTTTACAGCTTTTCGTAATTCCGTTGTAGTCATTACGTCTGTTGCTGTGACTGCTGTTCGAGCTGCACGACCGTTAGCGTATTGTACAGTTGTTCCTGCTACTAATACTGAGTTAATTGTTGCTTCAATTGTTTCTGTTGCTTGTTGACCTAATAGGTAAAGAGTTTCTTCTGCAAGAGGGTGCTTTACTGTTAGTTCTGCTAGGTCGGTTAGTGTTACAAATGCACCCCATTGGTCTACTACCGCTGTTACAGCTGAGTTTGAAAGAGCTGTGTCAGTTGGAGCAGTACCTTCAGTTAGGGATGAACCAGGAACTGAAAGTCGTGAGTACTGTGTGAAGCTGATAGTCTTGGAAGAATTGCTAGGAATGTCTTCAACATATGCTGCTGTCTGTAGTACTGCGTCTTTGTAGTTGATGTCCAAAAGTCGCTTACTGAAGTAAGTTTGGAGGTCATTTGTAACAGCTGTGATGTTTGTTACTGCCATTTTAAATGTTTCCTTTTATTTAATTAAAATTTAAAGTTGGCGAGTTTATCACGAAGTGAGTCTATAGAGTTTTCGTCTGTTTTTGTGCTTGTTTCTGGTGTTAATGAAACACTGGCTGTATCTGCAAGAGCGGCGATACTCTCAGCTTGCCTCGCTGAACCTCGCTCCGCAGCTGTTTTAACAGCTTCAAGGTAACTCTTTGCGACATCAGATAGGCGAATCCGAGGGTCAAGCGTACGAACGGGAGGTAAATTCGGGTTGTACGGATTAAGGGTTTCCTTAACAGCTAACTGTTTCCATGCATTTGAGATAGTTTCTTCCAACTCTGGAAAATCTTTAAACAAAGGTTCAGATTCCAATTTTTGTGTATCCAGTTCGAGGTTTTTATAAGCTTCTTGCTGGACTATTTTTTGTTCGAGTTGTTGCACCTTGAGGTCAACTAAGCCATTCGCTTTCTGGGCAGCGTACTGGTCCGCATACTGGTCAAGTTCTTCTGGAAGGATTGAATCCTTACCTTGGAAGTAATCTGACATTTTCTGCGACTGTTGCTGTGAAAACTCTGGCACTGAAGGTTGCCCTATAAGTTCCTTCAGCTGTTTGTTTTCCTCTAATAGTTTTTGAATTTTTCTCGCAGCAGGTCTTTGTTGCTGACGTTCAGCTTCTTGTGTTGCATCTAGGTTCGGTTCCTCAGTCGACTCATTTTGTGTGGACTGTCCTGTGTCACCTTGTGTTTCACTTTCTACTGAAGTGTTTAGTTCTTCACTTGCCGAAGGTGCTGGGCTGTTGTCTTCTACAACCACTTCGTTTAACGGCTCTGCTGGTGCGATGTTCTCGTCCATGCTTTCTCCTTATACAGCTGATTACACCCGCTAGCGGTGTGAGGTTAAATCCTCAAGTGTAACCATACGGCGGGGTATGGCTACGCTTCAAAACTTAACTTTACGAATAATGGGTGAACCATCTTCATTAAATCCGTATAGCTGATAATCTGCTGATAAAAATGTTGTGTGTGTAAAGGGGCAGGACATGCACGTTAAAATGTTCCCGCTTTGTTGCCACATGTGTCCATTGAGTTGTGGTTTCGGGAGTTGGTCTAAATCTATTAAATGCTCATAGGCTTGTTCCTCATTGCTTGGATTCATTGCCAGCTACCGCCTTTGCTGATTCTTCCACTTTACTTACATACTTATCTAGGAATGATGCAACTGATTGATGTATAACAAATAACTTACCAATTTCGTCCAGTGACTTGTCTTCAATGTTCTTAATAAATACACCAGTACGAAACTTCTGAATGTCTTCTTCCATTATTTCTTTGAGTTGCTTCCAGCCTTCTGAATAGTGAAGTGCTGCAAGACTCTGGTCGTATGCTTTAGCTTCTTCAGCTTGAATAGGATTGTTGTCTGCTTCAGGACTTAAAATAGGAGCGTCAGGGATTATTGCACTATTGTCCATATTGTTCTCCATTCATAGGTTGCATAGGCGATTGCATTGGTTGCTGTGGCATTGGTTGAGCCATTGGTTGACCCATAGGTTGTGGTTGTCCGCTCTTACCACCAAACATCTGCATAGCTGCTTGTTGCGTAGCAGGGTTATCAAATTGAGGCATTTGTTGCATTGCTTGCGATTGATTCTTTTCGTCATCGTTAAGTTCTTCTACGATTGAATCCCAGTCGTTAACACCTGAGTTAATAACAAACTGTTTAAATGCTTGAGCAAAGTTGAATTCCATACCTTCTTCTTGCATAGATTGGTCAATGAGTTGCTTACCTTGCATGTACATAGACATGATTGATTGTAGAGCTTCTACTTGTCCCTTTTGGTCATCAGTCGTTGAGGAGTTAGCGTCTACTAAGAATTTATACTTACCACCAATAATAGATTTAGGAATGCTCATTTTAGCTACTCGGTTGTTTACTGGTTTCATAAACTTATCTACTGTATCAATATCAAAACTTTGCATGATGTCTTCAATGTCATCTTCGAATAGATGAAAATTGATAGGTTTCTCTTGGTTTTCACCTAAAAGATTAATCATACCTTCATATAGTTCTTCAACACATTTTTCGAGCATGAATCTGTCCCAGTTATCTCGTGCTGACTCACGACTCTGTAGCTGTTGTAGAGCTTCGGGCGTCTTACCGAATGCAGGGTCTGAGCTTGAGTGAGCAGTTGAAGCGGTGTCAGTTGTACCAAATTGGTTAAGTAGTCCACCTGTAAGGAACTGATAAGTAGCTTGGAATGTTTCTAGTCCTTGAGGGTTTGAGATGTAGGGTTGTACAGCGTTTAGGTCTTTCATTAACCAACGTGCACCTGCTTCTTGACGGATAGTTGATGGAGTTACACCAGATAAGTCCATCTTAAGTGGAGGAAAGATACTCATCTTAACAGCGTCTAAGTAAAGATTAATAAGTGAGTCTTTGGCTTTTTGTAAGCTCATACCCCGTTCGAAGTCACCAAGACCCCAGATTGAATCTACAAGTGGGTAACACTGTCGAATAATAATAGGAATCTTACCTGATTTGTGAGGGTTGGGAATATCTCTAAGAACACCACAGTCAGGAAAGTCTACAGCGTAAGTAATCCAGTGACCATCACGACCACGTTCGTACTTAGTCATTAGTTCTATGCGAGCTGCTTTGCCCTTACCAACCATTGGTGTACCAGTTTCACGAGAAATTTCAATCATAGACCGCTTGTTGCCGTCACGGTTGTAGCTTGGTGCTGTACCAAGTTTAGCTTTGTCGATAATTGCTTGAACGTTCTTCTTGTTCCATGTCTTTGAGTTCTTGATTCGTTGTTCTAGCCAGGAAACTGAAACTATAGTCGAAACCATAGCCCAGTCTGAGTCCTGAATAGAGTTCTTACCTGGTTGAGGATAGAAGTGTCGGACGGGTATTAAATAAGCGTCAGGTCCTATATATTCATCGTCAATTCGGTAATCGTAAAGAATAGGTTGTATGCCATAGACAGAAGCGTAGATACCAGACATACGAAGTTTAGTAAGTAAATCACCACCTGAGTTTGCATTAGGAATAATGTACTTCTGTAAAACAATGTTCATCAAGTCATCAGCACCATTTTCTTTATTAGAAAGGCAATACACTTTACCTGATGGTAGTTGTGCAGCTACTCGAGCTTGTCGTTCAAATACTAAGGTAGATATGTGAGCGTCAGTAACTCGTGAACGTGTAGAGTTCTTGCTGAAAGAGTCAGCATTTTGTGCGATTAATAGTTGTTCTTTGTCAGCCCAAGTGTTTCTTACTTGAACTAGAGCATTGAAAGCTTGAGTCCGAAGTTCGGTCAGTTCTCTCATAGTGTCTGTTAGGTCTGTCTTTGCCAACGTAATTCTCCAAGGATTAGTTGTTCTGCGTTGGTTGACCTAGCATTGTGAACTTTGGTTATGATTATACCATTTTTCTGTTGTAATGTATATGCTTATGTGTAATTGATTATGCTTAATATACTCTGCGGTCTGTGTGGGGGTAGATAAACATATTCCTATAACTCATGGGGGACTCAATTATAGCTTCTTGTAGTCCTGAGCTAAGACTTGTACATTCCTGCCGTTTCCGTCTATTACTGCTGTGAAGCTAAGGGTAGTGTTCTTCTTCTGGGAGTTAGCTTGCTCGGTAGCTTGCTTATACATCTTGAGGATGTGTTCTACTGCTTTCATTTGTGCCAAGTCGCCTTCCATCTTCTGTGATTCAATGTGACTAAAGTGAACCGAGTTGAATTGGTCTAAGTGACGCTTGATGTTGATTTGCAGTTGTCCGTAACGAGGAACCTTAGCAAGTTCACTAGCGATTTGTTTTAGAATGCTTTCCGAATCCATACTGCACCCCCAAATTATAAGTTGCTATAAACGGACTTAACAAAAACAAGAGTATAAACCCAACAGTATTCAAACGCCTGTAGGACATTGAATTAAACGAAGCCTGAAACCTATACTGTCTGAACGTTAAGAAGCCCTCAGAAGTCCTGAAAAGAGGCGACAGAGCATGGTCTGGGTGTATGACTTGCAAAGCTAAGACTTGATTTGGGTCATAGTACTCTTTCCATACAAACCAGTGACGGATGTAGTAGTGCTTTTCTGATGCTTTAAGAATCTTCATGTGTAGTGTTCCTCATCTCTATAGTGTTTTGCTACCACGCCTGAGTGTAAGTAAGCTTGAAATCCTTTAATCAATGCTTGGTCGAAGAATGGATAGTCAGCATCTACTTGGTCGTAGTTCCAGTCGCATTTCTCAAGGACCGCTCTACTAAGTAACAAAGCTCCTGTTCCAGTTCCTAAGCAATGCTTAACTAAGAACTCAGAGTCTTCTATGTTCCATGCAACTAAGTTCTTAGCTTCATCTCGATAATAATAAGTAGCAGAGATTAGGTCTTTGTTAGGAATGAGCAGTTGTTCTATAGCGTTCACAGGTGGGATAGTGTCAGCCTCGACAATAAACATGTGAGTGTAATCTCCAGCTAAGAAGATGTCCCTGAAGTAATTAAACTGTTTCTTGATGATTCCTGTTTCGCCGTAGGTTCCTGTGTGCCACTTCATTACTACATCAATGTCTTTGTTGTCCTGAGCTTCAATCCAATCCAGTAAGTGACTGATAGAATAGCGTTTAGCTTTGTGGTAAGGAATAACTACAAGAATCATTTTATAAACTCCATCTTCAGTTCTATCCCATCTCGTTGAATTACTTTAGAAGCTAAGCTTGGAAACGATTCTGCAAGGGTATCAACAGTAAATCCGTTCTTATGAAACTCACCATCGTGGTCTTGTATTCCATAGATGGTTTTAATCCAGAAGTCATTGCCAGGTTCTTGTAAGTACATTCGAGCTGCATAACCTAAGTCTGGACATATCAATGTCATCTTGCCTCCTTCTTTAAGAACTCTTGCCCAATCCTTACTAATTGATTCCCATTCATTACGAGTAAAGTGTTCTACTACGTGTATGGCGAGTATCTCATCTACTGAATCATCATTGTATGGTAATCCTGTGCGTATATCGTGCTTGAGGTATTTGGGTGAGTTACTGTCTAAGTTTTGAGGTGCAAAGAAGTCTATGTTTGTATAGTCTGGTAATAATCTATTACCGCATCCAAGGTGTAACTTAATCATATTTGATTCCAGATATCATTAATGTACGAGTCTTTAGGTAAGTGAACGTGCTGTGAGAGTGGTTGAGATTCTGTCTGATACATCTGCCATGCTCCAGCTAAAGACATAATCAGGTCATCGTGTGCACCTCGTTCTGCCTGAGCTTTCCAAGAAGTTGAGGTCTGTACCTGTACGAATGAAAACATCTCATTCACTGTTGGTCGGTCGTATATCTTAATCACTTTGTTATCGATAGCTTCTTTAAGCATTGAGAGCATGATAGGTCTTGTAGCTGATGAAGTAGTGTAACCAAGCTTGTGAGTGTTGTCTGTCTTATCAGTTGAGCCTAAGTTCTTCTTTTCCTGATAGATTAGATACTTACCGTTTCGGTTAAGAGCAGCTAAGCGTTCTATTTCAGCTACACCACCATTGTTACGTTCGTAAGCTACTACTGGTTGTACTCCTGTGAGGTCTGAGATTCGTTCTAGCTCGTGATGCAAGACTGGAGTCATCTCACTGCTTAATGATTTGGAATGATACACCAGAGGTACGTCAATGCTTGTCTTGGATAAGAACTGAGCAGCACTATAGTCAGCTCCTCCCCAGCTTGTGTCAGCAAAGCAAAGAATGAACTCGCCAGGTCTGTATTGTCTGTAGCGTCTAAAACTCATGAATTGGCTCCCTTACGTTGTCTAAGTAAAACTGCATAGCGTCTTGGTCAAAGTAACTGGTTCCCGATAGGATGAAAGCTTTCTCTGGAGTTTCTGGATACTCCTGCATGAATAATCTGTCACCAAGTTCTTTGTTCTTCATATTGAGTAAGTCTTCACTATAGAAGTCAGAAGCTTTAAAGAATAACGCTTGATACGCTGTTTGCTTGTTTACTGAATCATCCCAGAGAGTCTTGAACTCATTAAACCCGTTAGCAGTAGTTTCTATTACCAGTTTCCCACTTGGTACAACAGCTTGTGCAGCTCCAGCGAGTAGTGACGGTAGATTTGGGTAGAACGCAGCTTCCGAGAGATGCAGGTTAGTAATAGTCCGAGAACGTCCGAAGTCTTGTTCCTGAGCTGTACCAATCGTGTAGGTAGCGTTGTTAAGAGCGTTGACTAGTTGGTACTTGGAGTTGTACTTCAGAGGTATCTTAACCTTGTTCTTTTCTTCAAACGCTTTGAGATAGTGTTTTACTCTGCTTAACAGTGCAATAGCGTTGTCACTCTTGTCAGCTACTACTACAGAGTTGGAGTTTTCTTTCAGTAAGAAGTCAGCAGTAAACGCCGCTAAGATGAAGCTAGAGAATCCTTGCTGGCGTGCTTTTAGGATAATGTCTTTATGCGAGCTCTTGTCCACAAACGCTTGTTGAATTGCATTAAGTTTAAAAGGAACTTCTTGACCATTCTTATCAATGATAGTTAAGTTGTCTTCAATAAACAGTTGATAAGGTTTATAGACGCTAGTTAATTCCATACTTGTTCTTTTGCTCATTAATGATTTGCACAAACTGTACTTGGGTTGGTTGGTCCTGTTGTATGCCTAAGAGTTTGAGTGCTCGGTCACTAGCTGAGAGTTGGGTTCGGATGTCTTCTGTTACTTCACCAGTAAACTCATTCATCTTTAATGCTCGGAGTCCTTTGCCAATAGGAGCAACAGCTGAATCAATGTCTATTCCGTGTTTTACGAGTGCCCGTTGTAATTCTTGCTGCACGTTAGGTTTTTTCAGTACATCACTTACTGTAGTTGATACTGTTTCAAGTTTACCTGTGTAGCCTGCATCTAAGCCTGCCTGACGCTTTGTTTTGCCCTGAGCTATACCTTGTACCAGTTTCTTTTCTTTGACCGTTAGAGGGCGTTTTTTGTCGGGCATGTTATTTCTTCTTTTTTAAGCCAGCTTGGTCTAGAAGAACGTCTACTACTTGAGCATCAGTTGCTTCTTCAGAAGATTTGGTAAAGGATGAGCGTATATGTTCTTTGATTTGGTTCTTACGTTTCTCTGCATTTACTATGAGTCCGTATTCAAATTGAGCTATCTTAGTAATGAATTGCTCCAGAGTTACTAAGTCGTATTGTTGTTTGGTGTTTGGTAATGGATAAAAGGTTGCACCCTTATCTTTGCAGGATATAACAATCTTATCTCCCTTACGCACGATAGATACAGGTATGCGAGGAATCTTTAATTCAGGTTCTTCTTGTTTGCCTATGATTTCTATATCAGCCATTAGAGTTCCACGCCTTTCTACTGCTTTGTTGATTCTATTATAACACGCTTATGCAAGTGGTCTTTTTAAGGATGTACATAGTTAAAGCTTATACCTGTAACTACATCTGTTTGGTTTTTGTTCGTATTAGTGTTTTGAAGTACAAAATGAAACAGTTATCCACAGAATTAACAGAGGTAACACAATAAAGGTACGAAAAAGGTACTTGCAATATCTTTCCTACTGCGTTAATGTAGTAGCAGAACGAAACAACTAACGAAAGGCAACAATATGTACGATGAAATAAAAGATTTACTACCAGATGATTGGGATGAAACAGATTTTATGGAGGCTATACAATGACATACGGAACTAAAACTAATTTACGAGCAGCAATCAATCGTGCCTCAGACAATCGTGCCTCAACTAAGAAGCCTGTAGGGTTTACTAGAAGCGGTGAGCTGTACTTACTCTACCTCTTTACAGCAATACTAGGAATGTTTGCAGCAGAAGTATTTATTAAGTTAGGAGCAAAGTAATGAGCAAATCAATTGGTATGCAGGTGACTCACATTGGCGAAGATTATGGACTAATAGAAATAACAGACGCTAATGGCGATACCGAAGAATATGAAATATCTAAAAGTTTGGCATTAGCTATACAAAGAAATCAGGAGGACAAGTAATGTATAAGCTAATAAATATAAATAATGTTCGGCAAGTGCCCTATGCTACTAGTAATGATTTAGTTACTTTGTGGCAAATGTTAGACAATAAAGAGTTTAAGTATAGTACACCAGTTATTGTTGATGACAATAACGTAGTGGTAGCAGGCCATATGACAGCATTTGAGTGGGCAAAATTAAAAGATTTTAAAGTGGGTACAAAGTAATGAAAATAGCAGTCAAAGAGATTCGTAGCATGTGGCAGAACAACGATGTAACTGTGCAGATACTAGAAGATGGTGACTTAGTGCAGTGTAATCATGCTGGTGCTACCTGGGAAGATGTATCAGATGTATCGTTCTATGGTGATGAGATGAGTGAGCGATGGGAGCAGAATCTGTTTTGTGACAAGTGTGGTGAGCAAAGTGATTCTAATGGAAGGTTTGCTTACTAATGCCTTACAATCCTAAACGTCAATCCAACATACTAATAGACAAAGAGTACTACGATAAACT